GTTAGTGATGGCAGACGCAATAGCACTTTTCCCATCACTGACAGATTTTTTTAATTCTGTTATTTTTCCGTCAAGAGCTTCACCTTGTCTGGCATCTAGTGCATAACCCTCTTTTGTTGTAATAAGGTTGTTTGCAATGCCGTTTGGTATTCTGCCTTGTTCTTGCCACTGAGTTAAAATCCCATTCGCCACACCTGCCTGTTGGCTCGCACTGTTAATCGCAGCAGTTACTACTTTGTTCTGTACTGGATTTGTGCTTGTTGTCGATAACTCGCTGTCAACTTCTATAGCTTCTGCTATTTCTGTCTTTTTAGCATATGTATTTTGAATGTTGTTACCATCTTCATCTGCAACTGCTTTAGCCACTGCCAAGTTATCATTTAAGACGGCGACACCACCCGCAACACCTTTCTCAGCTTGAGTTATAAAATTACTGCCAACAATATCTTCTGCTTCTTTTGCAAATTTTTTTGCCTGCTCTGAATAGTATTTTGCATTGTCAATATCTTCATTATCTCTCGCCGATGTTTCTCCAACAGCATAAGATTTTGCAATGTTTGAATTATTTTCAACTTCAGATGCAAGTTGTTCTATCTCTTTCTTACAACTTGCTGTATATTCAGCCGCAGATGTTGCCGTACTTGAACTCTTTAATGTTGCCGCTGCTGCTTCCTGTGCTTCTGTTGCTCTATTGCCTGCTATATTAGCACTCTCCTTTGCAGCAGTCGCTGAACTTTCTGCCTCTTGTGCTTTCTCTGTTGTTTTTTGTGCCAATGTGCTAACATCTGCTGTTGTCTCCTTTGCATTATCAGCATACTTTTTTGCCTCTGCCACATAATCAGTCAAGGCACTCACATCATCCATCTGCCCTACAGCAGAATACGATGGATTTTGAGTAGCTTTAAGAATAAACGGAAATGTACTTATCACAGTGTTATTCTTTGTATTTGAAAATCTGATGCAAAGTTTTATATCTCCTGCTTCATCAGTTTCATTCTTTGTCATTTTGACACTGACAGTATTTCCGTTTGTGCTTGCATTTATCGTTACTGCTTTATGCTTAGCCGTTTCACCCTCGCAAACACACAAATCAAATTCAGCTTTATCAACAATAAATTTTTCCGTGTCATTCATTACCGTACAAACAATAGTCGGTGTATCTCCCTGCATACAGGATATTACAGGTATTGCATTTGCAGATTTTACATTCAATGTTACCGGTATGTTCATGAACTGCCCCCTTTCTAAAATTTATCTGATGATTTAACTCTGTGTTTTCTCATTATAACCATATTATTTTTCCTCCAATTTTGCTTTTATTGTCATAACTTCACACTGCAGTTTTAGAAGTTCAGACTGCAGTTGTCTGTTTCTTTCTATTTCCTGCTTCAAATCTCTTTTTAAACACTGACAATATTTCGTCAGAGGTGCGATAAATTCCTCATACCGCAATGCAGCATAGTCTTTTTTATCTTCATCAATTTGAACTGTTGCATATGCGGCAAAATCATCTACCGTACCCAAAACTTTCTCAGCAGTCATTTTAACTTCATCTGCTATAAATCCGCTGTGAGTTCTTTTGCCATCTATCATTGTGTATGTTGATGGTTTTAATCCGTCTATCAGGTCATTGGCATATTGTTCATCTATTTCAGTTATATTTGTTTTTAATCGTCTGTCTGATGCCGTAAATGCTCCTGTGTTTGTTGTCACAACTCCATTTTCAGTGCCTACAGCAAACAAATACCCGCTGCTCATTTTTTTATCTTTAGCAAAAATTCCGGCAACTGAAAAATCACAATATCCCCTTGTCGTATCAGGAACAGCCTCGTCTAAAGCTCCGCTTTGGATTCCACATATAAGTTTACCCTGCATTATAGTTGCTTTATAAGGAAACCCATCCCAGCTATAATACCCAGTTCTGGAATGTGTTGAAATAAATGCTTCTCCGTCTGAATACATATATCCATTGCCAAAATGCCATCCACCAATTGAGCCATTTCCCGAACCGTCAAGTTTGAAATTTGTGCTATTAACAACCAAACGATTTGAATTAAGTGCAATCTGCTCTGATGATTGATTTATTTCACTGCACACTCCGCCGACAGAAACCTTACTGTTTATCTGTCCCTGTGCCCATTGCGTAGTTGCATAACTGCTCATCCCAGCTATCGTCTGATAGTTTCCGAGCGTTGCCGAATCTGCTTTCAAATCAAGTTCTGACGCCTTTGCATAATTATTCATGCCATCTATTGTCTGATATGTCTCAGAAACCTTTGCATTTATCTCATCTGCTTTAAGATTTAATGCTGCACTTGTTACATAATCTCCCTGGATTACTCCGACAGTTTCCTTAATACCATCAATGTTCACATCTATTTGCGAAAATTTCTGCTGATTTTCCTCATTCTTTTCATAGAGTTCATACTTAAGGTTTGTGTTGCTCACTTCAAAGTTTGCCATCTGAACCCTGCCTTCTCTTTCTTCCTCATCAGCACTCAGACAAAATTCTGTCATTGCTCCGCCATATTCAAGTTTTATCGCATATATCTCTATTACTCCGTCGTCATCTGCCGGAGTAAATACCGGCTTTCCTTTTGTACTGTCATACACAAAATCGTATTTTACCCTTGTTGTTTCTGCATTATCAAATACATCTCCTGTTTCAAGAGCAGTCGGATAATATATCATTGCTCTGCCTTTTATGTAAGCTGACAATGTATAAGCCGTACCATCTAAAGGCATAAATGAATTATTTACATAAGAATATTTCTTCGACAATCTCACAATGTCACACTCATAATGCTTATGTTCCCTGTCCCATTGCACATTTCCACTATGAGCGTATTCTCCGACATATATCCATCCCTCCTGCATTTTCTGTGCATCGTAATACTGGTTAAATCCTATGTCGTCAAGAAGCTGCGACACAATCTTATTAAATGCGATATTAAGACTCTGTCCCGTAGGATCATAATTTATCGCACTTGATTTGATAGTCTCAGTTCCATTGTTTATCTCTCTTACCAAAGATGGAATATTTACCTTTTTGGCATTGATGTTTGCATCATCCGCCACCATCCTGTCATTGATAAGACCATCTCTTACGGCATTTTCAGTAATTCCACCCTCGCCCCAGAGCACATTTCCGTTTTCATCATAAATTATAATAGTATAATTGTTATTTGCATCCTTACCTATCTGGACTCTCACTTTCTTTCCGTCAGAAATCTGCATGGTAGAGTCTTTCAGCACCATAGTCCCGTCTTTTGACTGTATCTGAACATTATCCGTATAGATTGTACCGGATGCTATCTTATCCGCAGTCAATGACTTGATAAGAGCATTTGTAATAACTCCGTCACTCATTCTTCCGACAACTGCATCTGAAAAATCCGTTGTGATCGTACTTCTGATATTGTTAATAAGTGCCGACTCAGAAGTAAGATTTTTTATATTTCCAACTGCCGCCGAAATATTATCAGTCGTAATAGTCTGTGCAATAATATTCTTTATGATTGCATCATTAGCCGTAAGACTGTCAATCTCTGCTACCTTTGCCTTAAGATTGTCAGTAGTTATGTTGACTGCTACCAGGTCATTTATCCATGCCTGCTGTGCGGCAAGCTGCTTTGTCACAATAATGTTGTTGGTATTACTCTGGTCAGCCAAAAGGCTCAATTTTTCCCCTGTCACTGCACCTGCTATAGAACCCGATGCCGTAGCCGCCGTGCTGCCTACGCTAAAACTGTCATTTGCGGGACTGTCAAGGCTTATCGTCTGTTTGTTTACTCTAAGCATCACACCATCAATTCCAAGCATTTTGGCATTAACTTTGTACCAATTCCCTACCTGTATTCTCTCTTTATTTCCATTAAGATTATGTGGGTCTATGGCTGAAATCGTATAACTGCTATACGGCACAGAATATATATCAATATACTTTTGTGCCTCCTTCAAAAGTTCAGTCGGATCATTAATATCTTCATACAAAACAGTACGCTGTATAACACCATACACATCTTCATTTTTTGAAAGATATTTATTTTCTCCATTTACACCGGCTATAGAAACCCTTTCAAGATTATCCTCATCGGTATAAATCTTTTGACCTAACGGAAGTATTCTCGTACAAAGTGTACTCATGTCTTGTTCACATGAATAGGACAAAAGATTATATCCAATCTCTATTACACTGTCCCCACATATTTTTCCAATCTTTTTTGACACTGTCAGCTTATCGAATAATGCTTTTCCCTCGACTAAGTCCATTTTATAAGATACCGATATTTCCCAGCCATACTTTGAAATCAATGCTGACAACTCATCAAATGTCGTTCCTCCGGATGTTGACAGCTCCGCTTTTTGCGTATCTGTGACAGTGGCATCAAATTCAATTATAAATTGATGTTCAGGTACATTACTGTTGTGCCTGTCTATAAGTTCCTTTGCAAGCTCGACAGGTGACATATCAAACGCTTCTATCTCTGTACTGCTGTCCTGAAGATATGCAAGATACCCCTCACATGTCACCTGTTTGTATATAGCTCCCGTGTTGTCCATCAAAGGAACTGCTTTAAGAACCCTGCCTAAAAATTCTATTTCCGGCGTATCAACACACCATATTTTAGTAAGACAAGGTGAAAGCATATCATATCCCGGATTATCCGGATAAATGTCAAAAGACAAAGAATCCGCACAATTTAATTCCCTGGATATACTTCCCGACAATTTTCTTTCCATATGATCCGGTTGCATATCAAAAATAATTTCCTGCTTAGGCTTTCCATCTTCAATGTTTTCAATCCTAATAGTTCTCATATAGTATTTTTCACACCCTCTTTCGATGAATACATATACGGATCCGCTTTAAATGTAACTGTTATAATACAGGTCTTTCTGGTTGAGGCAGATGCATCAAAAGAACTTATTTTCGCCAAAAAATAATAATCAGGCATTGCACTGTCGATAAATTTTTTTCTTGCCGCAGGTGGATACAGCCAATCCGCTATATCATGTTTAGTCCTCTCCACTTCTGCCCTGTCTGAACACTTTTTCCACATTTTCACGGTAATCGTTCTGTCCTCATAAACTTTCATTCCGTTAAGATCATACGCATCTATTACTGAATCACGATACGGTACCGGTATCTCACTTGTTTTAACCGCAGGATAGCCAATATCTATACTTTCGACTGTCATTCCTTTACTTGATGCCCTTATATCATTAAATGAAAAATCACGCATTTGCTATCCCCCTTCTTGTAAGACTTACCTTTGCACCCTGTAACATATCTACAGTATTTAACGCAGCCTTTCCAACTACATTTCCATCCATCTGAATCGTAAGATTTAACTGACTTGATTTATGTAATCCCGATGCGGCTTTACCATTTACCTGAGGTACTGTTGTTGGAAGATTTCCGGTAATAATATCTGCAAGTCCCTGTGTTTCTCTTTGCAATCCCTGTGCAAATCCAAGACCTGTGTATGCTCCAAGTTCAGCCATCACTCTTGACGGCGAATGTATTCCAAGATTTTTCTTAACCTGCTTCACCGTCTGCCCTGTCAGTTTCGCTATAGCCTTATACACATCATTACTTCCCTTTTCGATACCATTTGCAAAACCTTTTGCCACATTCGCACCGATTGATTTCATTTCTTTTTGATATGTTTTTTTGAGTTTGGCTATCTTTGTCTTATATGTTTTTTCAAGTTCTTTCATTTTCTTATCTGTAGACTTTTTTAAATCTTTATTCTGCGTTACAGCTTCCATCTTTGCTACAGCATTTTTTTGACTGTATAACTGCTTGTACTCCGCCCACTGTTCATTATTCATCTTTGTAAGCGTTTCGACATCCCCGGCAGAATTCACTCCAAGACCCTCGATTTCTTTCATCATCTCGTCAGATGCTCCTCTGTCACGAAGAACCTGCAGGTTTGTACGCCATTTTTGAAGTGCATCAACCTGACGCTGTAAATTCACTACAAGACCATTCTCGTCATCCGTTTTTGTCAGACTTACATCACTGAAAATGCTGAAACTTGATGCAATCGACTCTTTAGTTGACTTCACGGATTCATTATATGTTTTTTTAAGTTCTTCCAACTCTGATCTAAGAGTTGACATATACTCCTTATAACTTTTCTTATAATTACTCAAATATTCCTTTTTACTGTTAATAAGATTATTTCTTGCCTCATAATACTGTTTTAAAGCATCTGTATGTGCAGATGTTCCTTTTTTCGTTGCTTTAACAACCTTATCCCAGTATGTTTTAACAGTCTTTTCGTTGTAACCATGTCCATTTGTCTTTAAGTCTCTCATTTCTATCTTGTTCTGAAGCTTTGTAACAAGAGCCTGTTGTTTCTCTGCCGTTGCTTTCTTCTGTGCTTCCAGTTTTTTCTTACGCTCTTTCTGCTCTTTTTCCAGCTTTTTTTGATATGCTGCTCTCTGCTTTTCAAGGCTTTTCCTTTGCTTTTCTCCATCGTTTGTAACTTTGTTTCTTGCAGCATAATATTTTTGCAATGCCTTTGTATGTGCAGTTGTTCCGGCATATGTAGCATTAACGACAGCTTTCCACCATTTTGCAATCGTGGCATTACTATATCCTTTGCCGTTAGTTTTCAGATCCTTATTTTTAATCTTGTCAGACAATTCTTTAACAAGAATATTTCCAAGCTGTTCAGCAGACTTTCCAACATTTTTTGAACTTGATTCGATACCCTGTATCAAACCGTCAACCGTATATTCGCCTGACTTTTTAAAAACTCTTGATGGTGAATGAATATCAAGTTTCTTTTTAAAAGCCTTGTCTGCTGCATCACCTAAGTCCTCATAAGCCTTAACAACCTCAGGTTTCTTCTTTTCAACTCCGGCAAGCAGACCATCAACACTGTTTACCCCTGCCGCTTTCATGAGTTTTGATATTTTAGCATCAGATTTCTGAATTACATCCAATGAACTCTGGCCGCCTTTCTCAAAACTCTTTTTCATCCCTGCAGAAATATTTATTCCGACCTTGTCAAGTTTTTTCTGCATATTGTCAGCACGCTTCTGAATCTGTTTGCTTATGGCTTCATATGCAACTGTCGGGTCAGCAGAACTGCCATTTATCCCTTTAGTTATTTCCTCCGGAATATATGCACCCTGTTTTCTTGCATTAGTAGCAAGAATCATCAGTTTTTTATTTATTGCTGTATTTAATGTATCAAGTGCAGTCTGAGGCGATTTACTTCCATCTTTTAATCCTGCCGCAAGTCCTTTAGGTATCTTTGTACCTGTCTTTTTAGCAATGTTTACAGAATTACTAAAAGCTCTCTTTGTGGCATCATCAACCTTGCTGCCCGACTTTCCCATCTGAACAACGGCAGTATCAAATGCTTTTCCAAGATTTTTATACTGTCTTGCAGCTTTCTTTGCGGCATTGGCTGAGTTATTTGTTTTTTTCTTTTGGTCGTCTGTTGCTCTGCTATACTTTTCAATATATTTCTGTGCCTTATCTACATTAGAATTACAATCTTTAATTATTTTTTCCTGCTCTTTAATAGTTTTATTTAATTCAGAGGAAGTCTTTTTGTGTCTTTCCTTTTCTTCTGCGTATTTACTTAATGCCTGCTGTGCTTTCTGATATGTTTCACTATAATTTTCATTATAATTCATATTTCCAGCATTAGCTTTATACTCTTTTTCTAATGCCTTTTGTGCTGACTCTGCTTTTTTCTCTGCATCTGCTAATCTTTTTTTTGAATCTGCTCGTTTCTGCGTAGCCTCCGCAAGTGCCATTTCAGCCTCATACTGCTGTTTATATTGTTCCTTTATATCAGCCTCAGCAGCTTGTGTCATATAAAGTTTTTTATAATTGGAAATTTTATCTGTTATCTGCTTATTAGATAACTTAAGTTTTCCGTTTTCTTCATCATAAGCATTTGCAAGTTCTGGTATTTGCTGAGATAATGAATTTACTATTGCTTTCATCTCAGATTTTTGAGCAGTGTTCTTATGTTCAATGTTATTAAGTTCTTTCAGTCTTTCCGCCTGCTTATCTACTGCCGCTACTTCTGACTCAGCAGACGAAAAACTGTCTTTTGCTGCCTGCACACTTTCCTTTATAGCCTTTGTCTTCTCATTCAGCTTATCAATTTCTTTCTGATCTGCCTGAGCCGCTTTTTCAGTTTCACTTGTAGACCTTTTAGTCTGCATGGCAAATGTAACTATCCCAGCAGTAAGTGTAGCAAGTGCTGTTGCCGCCAGTAAAATAGGATTAGCCATAAGTGCTGCACCAAAAGCTGTAATTAATGGAGTTACAGTCTTTGCCACTGTTACACCCACAAATGCTGTTGTTAATGCCCCTAACGATGCCGTAAGCGAAACCACCGCCTTTACTACATCAGGATTTTTCTTAATAAACTCCATAGCCCAGGAGATTGCTTTCTGTCCATGCTGGTACATTCCGTCAAGAGACTCATTAAGCTGTGTTCCGATAGCAATCTTTAAGTTCTCAATGCCGTTTAACATCTTCTGTTTAGCTGTTTCTGATGTATCAGTCATCTTTTTATAAGCATCATTAGCCGCACCGGTACTATTCGTCACCTTTTTCAGAGTATTGTTATAATCCTCTGTTCCTGTCTTTAAAAGAACTGTTGCTGCTGTCGCAGCTTCCTGACGGCTGAAAAGATTTGAAAATGCTGTTGCATCACCGCCTACGCTGTCACTTAAAATCTGAATAACATCACCAAGCGATTTTCCCTCTGCCATCAACTCTGTAAATGATTTTCCTGTCTCTGTCTGCAAAGTCGCTGCCGTTTTTGAACCCTGTTTTGATAGTTCTTTCATAAGAGACTTAATATAAGTCGTAGACTCGCTTGTTTCAATACCTCTTTTAGTAAGCTGTATATATGCTGTTCCCAAATCCTGTAATGAAACACCATAATTAGCCGCATTGGTAGCAACCTTACCAATACTTGACGCAAGTTCATTAACCGATGTTTTACCTAAGTTCTGTACTGTCAGGAATACATCTGATACCTCAGACGCATCTTTAACCTTATTTCCATACGAATTAAGAACCGTTGTAAGACCATCAATTGCCGTTGTGCTGTCTGTAAATCCACCTTTTGCAAGTTTAGTGGCTTCACCTACTGTTTCCACCGCCTTTGATGTATCAACACTTGCTGATATAGCCTGATATGTTGACTCAGCTATATCCGTTACCGCCGTTCCTGTCTTTGTAGACAGGTCAAGCATCTCCTTGTTAAGTGTCCCCATTGATTTTTTCGATGTATCAGCAATGGTACTAACCTTTGCTGATGCACTTTCAAACTTTTCAGCACTTTCAGAACATTCATACAAAGTTTTTGCTATATCCTCGACCTTTTCTTTTACTCCTGATGCAACTATCTGGTCTGCAAGATTATTAAAAGCCTGTCTGTTACTTTCTCCAAGCTGTTCAACATTAACTCTTACTTCCCTGACTGATTTTCCATACTGGTCTATTGATGTTGCACAGCCATTTGCCGAGTTTTTAGCCTCTTTCATATACTTATCATTTGTATTCAAGGCTCTGTTTGCCCTAATAGTCTCAGCTTCCGCAGTGTTTAACTTCTTATTCCAGTCCTGTACTCTCTTTCCGGCAGCTTCATAATTTCTCTCGCCTTTTTTTATTGCCTCTGCAAGTTCATCAATGGTTTTCTGCTGTTTATCAAGTTCCGCATCCGTGGCTGTTCCGGATTTCTTCATTTTATCCATTTCAGCCTGTGCGTTTTTATATTCTGCCCTTAACTTTTCAAGACCGTCTGTAACTTTTTTCTGTGACTCAGCACTATGCACATAACCGGCTTTTGTTGCATCGAGTTTACTTCTCTGTCCCTGAAGCACCTGAGAAAGAACTTTATGCTTTGCCTGAAGTGCTTCAAGACTGTTCGCATTTTCGGCATACTTCTCTTTAACAAGACTAAGCTCTGATTTCATTGACGAAAGCTGTTTATTACAAGCTGTAACCGCTGCTTTAAACTCTTTCTCACCCTCAAGCACTATTGATGCACCAATTTTATTTTTATTCGCCATCTTATCACTCCGCTTCTAAAAGTTAATGATTTCTTCTCTTTCCTCTGCACTGGTTATCATCCTCTCATAGGTATTTGCTGAACCTCCTGCAAACATATTGCAGATTGAAGATGCAAGCATACTCATTTCAAGGTCAAATACACTCTTATATTCATAGTACAGATCAGAAAATTCCCCGATTGACAGAAAATTACATTCTGTCTCAGAGCATCCCAGTTTTGTCTTTGCAATCAACTTATACCAGACGAAATTTATTCTCCCTCCGTCTGGCTCTCCGAGTTTTTTTCATCGTTCTCATTTTCCGGAAACATTGAGCCTGCATATGTAGTAAAAATTTCTGTTGCAAGCTTTGCCGGATTAGAAACTGCATACACAATCTTTTTGTCAGGAGCTTTCTTACCTGTAGCCTCTGCACCTTCCTCAAGGAAAAGTATTGTAGTATCAAGCAATGCCTGATAATCAATTTCATCCAGATAATTTTCACTTTTCTCAGTATCTTCACTTCGTGAAAATATCTTATTTTCAAACTCTTTTAGACTTCCATACTTTTTCTGAAGCTGTGCAAGTGCTCTTATCCCACAACAAGCCGGATAAGTCTTCCCATCAATGCTCAGACTAAATATCCTCATAACCTCACCATCCTTTCACATCAAAATATGCCGCACTGCCCGGCAATGCAGCATACAACTTTCTTTCAAAAAAATAAAACTACTCCGCTGTCGGTGTAAATAATGCTTTAAGAGCAGCTACGGCATCTGCCTCCGACTCAACAACAGCCGTTCTTCTGTAAAGCCCTGTCTGCTCATCAGGGTAAATAGTACCTACAACAGATGGTGTTGTATATTCCAACTTTTCCTCTTTAGTCTTTGCATCAACAGAATACGGTGCAAATTTAACTTTCGGATAAAAAACAACTTTATACTTTCCACCATTTTTCTTGCTGATATAGCCAAATCCTACCGCTATAGGCTCATCATTGCTTGTAGCATCATATACATCAACTGTTTTCGACTCTCCACCACTTAATGCAATGCTGTTTTTCTTCTGTCCAAGAAGCGGACCAAATATAGCAGGATCATCATCATCAATACCAAGCGTTATATCACCGCCTGTTACTGAGCTGTCACTGTCCTGTAATACATCATCTGCATAAAGTTTCGCATCGTTCGAGTTTAAGTTTTCCTTGAACTCAATCGCTCCCGCAAGTTTGGATGGTGCTTTGTACTTACCATCCTTTAACTCACCATGTAAAAATGCTTTTAAACCTACCTGTGCCATTTAAACCTCGCTTTCCGCTATGTTTGTCTCATAGCATATGTGTCTTTTTTTAACATCTCTCTCAACAGTATTTAAGGCAACTTTTGGATAAGAAAAACCGCTTAAAAATAAAGCGGTTTTAATAGCCTTTTGCATATTAAGATAATTTTTATTTAAAGGTACAAAAAGATGTACCTGAAAATACATTTCATTCACAGCCGGGTTATCATCTGCAAATCCGCCCGGCTTTTCTGCTGCCACATTATAAACAATGTATGTGTCTGCCTTTCCGTCATAAACATCCATAGCAGCCTCTGTGCATACGGATTTCAAGGCAGTTTTCAAATCACCAAGAACACTCATCTTATCCCCCTGTTAAAAACTTCCTGCATTTTCTCTAAAACCTTGTCCTCACTGCTATTCACAGCAGACTGCATAAAAGGTCTTGCCGGCTGATGACTGTTGCCGTATTCAAGTGCAAGTGCTTTCTGATAATTTCTAAACGGTTCAACTTTTCCGTTTTCACGGGTGTAAGTAGATTTTGTTGAAGCCCCCTCCGCTGTCAGATAGCCGATGTATGCACCATTTACAGTTTTCTTTGCTTTCTTACATTTGATAGAACTTATAAGTTCACCTGTATCCCGGTGTGGCTGCAACTCACTTTTGACCGCACTCTCATAAATCGGCAATGCCTCATCTATCATCTTTGGAGCTGTCTCATCAAATATATTTAAAACATCGTCAAACATATCATCCGGGAAATCAAAATCAAATACCGCCATCATTCCACCTCACTGCATGACAATTCAATGTAAAACTCATCTGTACGGTATGTCCTTTCTACCTTGTACAATTTTTCATCGTATTTCACATTATTTTGTCCTGAATAATCATCAAAAGCTACTTTAAAGACCTGCACGACCTTTTTATTATTTCTCAAAGCATTATAAAACTCGCTCTGTCTTACCGACTTGACAGCACAAAAAACTTCCAGTTCCTCTCCGGGTACTTCCACCTCAAAGCCATCCTCATCTTCTTTCTTTTCCCCTTCACTTATAAGAAAAAGAATATCATTTAGTGCTTCCATTTGTGTATTCACCCCCAAGCGAAAGAAAATCACGAAGTCCTTCAAATGCTTTCTCAAATCGTTCAGCCTGATTATCAAAGTTAAACTGCCACTTACAATACAATTCGCAAGCCTTAAATATAAGCATATCCTGTGTATCAGCACACGCTTTTTCTTCTGATATGCCTACTCCTCTGAGCAGAAGCAGACATATCTCAATATTGCTTTCAATCTCATCATCAAGGGAACTGTGCTTTATTCTCAGGCTCTTTTTGATTTTCTCTCCAAAATCCGTCAAATATTACACCCCCTTGACTGCTTTTTCCTGGGCTTCAAGAAAACTCTCTATAATAAGACTTTTCACATTACCGCTAACACTATAGCCCTGTTCATCAGCAAGAGCCTTGATGTCCGATATAGTCATCTCCTCAAGCTCCTGCTCTGTATATGTTGAAATTGTGTTAGGGACTATAAGTTTTTTTGAATGACCTCAACAAGCGAATTGTTGTCAACGACCTTTCCATCTGCCATCATAATAGCCTTTGTCACCTGGTCGTCTGTTTCATGATCTTCATAACGCTTAACCGTTACATTAAGATTAGTATTAAGTATATAGTCCTCCATACGGAACATAAAAGCTACTACCGTATCTGCTGAAACAGTTGAAGAAAAATCTGACATATACTCAGATGACACAAAGTTTACAGGTCTGCCAAGTATTCTGTACTCAGGCTTTCCGGAAACTCCGGCATTAACACGGGCAATAGGCTGGCCGCTTGTATCTGTCATAGCTGCAATCTGATTAAAGTATGTACTCTTAGTCATATACCATTCAGCAGACTCATAAGCAGCCGGAAGTTTTCCCTCTGCATCACATAAGTTTTTAAATGTAATATCCTTACCCTTTGCAATTTCAACTTTCTGACCCTCTACTACTTCAACGGCATCTGACAAAATACCCTCAGGCTGATTTGCAGATGCACCCTCTCCTGCAATAATAGCCTTTTCTAATGCCTTAACCATTGCCTCTGCGATATTGCTTGTAAGAGTTCTCTCAAACACATCAAGCGTTACGGTATCAACAGCGATTGAAACCGCAACAACACACTTTAACTTGAAATAACTGAAAGTGATAGAGCCAAGTGTTTTCTTCTGCTTATCTGTCTTTCCTCTTTCAGTAGTCCATGTTGCAACAGGTTTCGCAGCCGAAGTAGGGACTGTCGCACCACCTTTGTAAAAGGTTCTTGTAACCTTGTTAAGTATGTCACCTGTCTTTTCCATTTTCTCAACAATTTTATTAAGAATTGTATTCGGAATAACCGCACCCGTATCTGATGTTGTTGTAACTTCATCACTATTCGTAAGATTTGCAGACATCTTCTCACCATGCAGCACATAGTTCATAAAGGCAGAACGATATTCGATACTGTTTGTAGGATCTTCTTTTACAATATCACCCACAGAAGCCACAATTCCATCTTTAGCACCTGCATGAGACGCATTACTGAGTACATTTGGCACTTTAACAGCACCTTTCATAGATTCAACATTAGCTTTCGCCTCTGTGTACTGAGTATATTCATCGTCAAGAGTTTCAACATCCTCCAGCTTTGCCTTATACTCGTCCATCTTGCCATCATCAAGAAGCTGTGTGGCTTCATCAAGCATCTGATTACGATAATCAACATAATCCTGTCTGCTTTTAAAATTTTTGATTACATTCATAAATTTCATGTTCAAATTTCCCCTTTCATTCTTAAAATTTTGATTTTTTCCTTGGCAACAAAAAAAGCCTCACTCGATTTATCAGCAAGACTTCCTGTTTCTGACCCTTTGATAAGATTCCTTATCTTCGCCTTTGTTTCATCCGGTATGATTCCACCAAATGCGTTATTTATGCTAAACGGCATATTGCCGTTTCTGCCTGTTTCTATCAGTTCATCAACAAAACCATATTTCATAGCCGTTTTTACATCAAACCATGACTCTCTATCCATCAGGTCAAGCAGTTCTTTTTCACTCCTGCCTGTTTTCTGCTGATAAATAGCTGATATTGCTCTATTTGCCGTCTGTAATATCTGCGACTGTTTATCCATATCGTGATAATCGCCTCTTGCACCGCTTGAAACATTATGAATCATATACATGGCGGTTGGAAACGCTCTCACATGACCTGTTGCACACGCCACGATACTTGCCGCACTACAGCAGGACCCGCTTATATCAGCCTGAATATTACCCTTATATTGACTGATACTATAAGACATATCCGAGCCTGCAAACACATCACCGCCACCGCTGTTAATAACGATAGTTACATCATCACCATTTGCATCCTCAAGCTGTTTATCAATATCTTTAGGACAAAAAGCATCATAACCAAACCAATCATATATCCACTTATCATCATTGTTTACAATAGTTCCTTTTGCATCAATCTTCACCATCACTTCCACCTCCCTCTTTCAGCTTTCCGGTATCTTTTCTGAGCAGTGCAACATCTCCACCCGGAACAGGTGCAAGATTAAGGTACTGTCTGACCTCATTTATAGTCATTATTCCTCTGTCAACAAATGAAGTAAGCTGCAGCTTTGTGCTCATACTTGCAAAAGTAAGATTGCTGCTTTCAAATATGATTTTATTACCACAATTTCTCTGCTTTCTTGAAAACAGTTTTCTTGTATATTCATTTGCCATCTGGCATATGATAGGCTCTATCGCAGCCTCATAGTATGAAATCCACTCGTCCTCGTCATAATTTGAATGAACAATCTTGTCATTTGTGTTAAAAAAACCATACACTCTTTGTATGGTTCTGTCCGTCTGTGCCGCATTGGGTACATAATCATTAGGTTTTATCTGCTGTGCCTCCGCTTTAGAATCAACTGCTGCCACTCCAAACGATTTTGAAGCAGTATTTAAATAATTCTCAGCAAATTGCCTTGCCTGCTCCTGTGTATCTTCAGGTCTTAACGATGTGGAACTAAATTTGAGCAGCCACCTTATCACAGCACCATTTTTAACAGCCTTGATAATTCCCTGGTCCGATGTAGTCACAACATTCATAAGTTCCACTAGTGCTTTTCCCGGCGGTTCACCAAAAATATCGTTATCGCAATAATCTTCACGCAAATGAATAATATCCGTGTACGGTATTTCCATCCACTTGCCATTTTGAAAATAAAATTTAAGATAAAGCACCTGATTATAATATTTTGCATCAACAGATGCAGCCGGTATCGGATATAAGCCACAGGGCAGACCAAAATCATCCCTTATTATCAAAATAAAAGCATTATGATTAAGAGCAAGCTGATTTGCAACTTTCTCCTGCATCATCTGCCCGGACATATACTCATTAGGTTCTTCCAAAAGATTTTTTATGTATGGCATGGGATTTACAGCAATATCCTTTGACCCATCTTTTTTAAATGTTTCCCGGATATGTTTAGCCACCGCCTTACCTATAGCCTTTGTCTTGGGTCTTATACATGAACGCACTATATCAGACTGATACAGCTTACCATTCCACACATAAAATCCATTACCGACATCAGTAATCATCTGGAAAGAACTTTTCTTACTTACATTTTTAAATCTACTAAAAATTCCCACAATTTCTCCCTTCCAAAAATTTATATAAGAGACAGATATTCTTCAAGGTGATTTTCAAGCATAACATACGCATCCAGCAGACCGGCAAGACCGTCAATTCTCCTTGTAGGACTTGTACCCTTACAAGGCTGGATATTATTATTTTTATCAATATCAACAGATGTATTGCATATGCACCATTTAAGCACCGGATTGTTGTTGTAAATAATTCTCTTTGCCTTAAGGTCAGCACCCAATGATTTCATTGGAGAAGATAAAGTTTTCTTTCCCTGTGCCACCGGCTCCATAACGCTGCGGCCAAATGTGTCGTTCATTTCCTCAACAAAATATGTTGCACTCCATGCGTCATAGCCATCCTTGAAAAGATAAATATCTTTTTCAAGCTGCATTTCTTTGAACCACTCGACCACATACTTGTAATGTATTTTATTTCCGGGACAGGTTCTCATCCACCCCTGTTCAATCCATAAATCATAAGGAATTTTATCTTCTTTTACTCTTTGCTCCACCAAATCTTCCGGAATCCAGTACATCTGCTCAACATAGATATTATCATCACCAGGCACCATGAAAAGCATTGTTGCATTTGTCAGGTCATTGGTTGATGACAAGTCGCAGCCGCCTATTCCATATCGTGGTTTAAGTTCTGCTATATCAAATGTTGCATGATTATCAATATCCTCAAAATTAAGCCAGCTCTCTGATGATGTCTCTCTGATATTAAACTCTTTGCAAACAAGGTTCTTTACAAGAAGCGGATTTTCCTGAGCTTTTCTTACTTTGTCTCTCAGTGTATCTTTATTCTTGATGGTTCCCAAGCCGGGGTTTGCCTTAATCCAGCAATCTTCCCGAACCCATTCCTTACGACTGTCAAGCTCATAAATAAACGGGAACAGATGTGGGTCTTTATATCCGTTATCATCAAAAAGACCATTGATAACTCTCTCAGCTTCATCATATTTTTGGTCGTAAATATCTTCCCTGATAGTTCCTGCCGTAGATGTGATATATATAAGCGGCTGGTCTCTAGCCGTCACACCATCTGCCATAATGTCATACAATGCTTTGCCATTCTTCCACTGATGAATTTCATCCATCATACAGCCATGAACATTCAGACCGTCAAGACTGTCTTTATCGGATGCAAGTGGTCTATACACACCATTATTAAACTCCTCACTGGACAGCTTTGACACAAGCGGCTTTATCCTTTTGCGAAGTGCCGCCGATTTAAGCACCATTCTCTTTGCTTCTTCCCAAATGATATTTGCCTGTTCTCTCTTAGTCGCAACGGCATATATCTCCGCTCCAGGCTCTCCATCCGCAATAAGAAGATACAAACCAACGATAGACGCAAGCAGCGACTTACCATTTTTCTTACCAACAATAAAAATCGACTCTCTACACTGTCTGTTTCCATTATCATCAATAAAGCCAAACACGGCGGCAAGATGTGCCTGTTCCCACAGTTCTAAACGAACATCATTTGTCGTTCCCTTCTTATGTTTTGACAATTTACAATAGTTTTCCGCAAACTCCAAAACATGATTTGCCCTCTTTGCCGAGTAATGATATTCATCCGGATTTTTAATATGCCACGCAAGATACTTGTACCATCTGTATATCTTATTTGATACTTTAATCTCACCTTTTTCAATCCTGTCAAAATACTCAAGGATAGGATTGTAATCTAAACAATATCTTCTCATACATCCTCACGCCCTCCAACAAACTCGTCAAAGCCATCGTCTTTCTCAACAACCTCAACGGCTTTCGTTTTCGGAAGACAATCCTGCAATATCTTCATTGCCTGGGTCTGTTTCTGAGAAAACTGTAAATAAAGCTGTGCATCAGGACTCTGCTTAGTTCCATATTGATTTTCGCCGTTCTTATACTCCGCTGTAGTTCCGTCACGAATGATGTTTTCCCTGAGGTCCTGCATCGTGATACTCATAAAAGCAACATCATCAATGGTTGCTAAAACAAGTTTCTTTTTATTCTCGTCAATCTCCTTAAACAACCGCTTTAATCTTGCAACTTCTTTTTTCACACGCTTTTGTTTCTCTAAATACTGCGAAATACTATCCGCTTTTTCATCCCTGTGCATTGCTTCCTCTTCAATTTCTTCCGGTGTTACCACTCTGTTCTCACCTCCTGATACCACACCCCCCTTATGAAATGACCTGCATTTCAAATCAATCTAGGCTACCGGTGTTTTTAGAATGTCCCAAACACCCATAAACAGGGGGGTTAGAGCTTTGCTATAGGCTGTCCGTTCTCGTCAAACATGACAAGCAAGCCCCGTCTCTTGTTATTAACTCCATGCCCATCGAACCTATCATGACAATCCTTACAGACATACTCTAAATTGCTATGATTCAAGGTTATATAAGGATTTGATATGTTCTCAGGTGTAATGTGTGTACGATGATGTACGATATATCCAAGCTGTTTACCACACTCCTGGCACATACCACCATCGACCGCAATCCTCTCACTTATAAAAGACCGCTTACAGTCTTTCCAAGCCTTACTGTGATAAAATTTGTACGCATATTCCTTTGCCATCTTTCAACCTCACTCATTTGACATATCTTTATATTTTGTCAAATCATTCTTATCTGTCTTCTTTCATTAAAGTGCAGCAAAATTATTTACCTCTACTTGACACTCCTTTAATATGTCAAATACCGCATATAATAAAAAAAGAAGCTACCTTTTTCGCTTCTTAAATGATAAATTTTTTATTGCTTTGTCCTTATTATCTTGATTTATTCCAATATATCTGAGTGTAATTGATATATCTGAATGGTTAAGTATCTCTTTTATCGTCACTGCATCATGCGTCTGCTGGTACATGTGATAACCAAAAGTCTTTCTAAGTGTATGCGTTCCAATCTTATCAATATCAAATTGCCTGCCTGCTTCAGATAGAATGTTGTAAGCCTGCTGCCTTGTGATTGGTCTGTTGCCTCTTGGAGACTTAAACAGATACTCATAATCATCCTTGCCATATACATAATCTTTTATGACAGGTTTAAGCTCTGCATTGATTGGAAACCTTTTCTCTTTCCCAGTCTTTTTCTCCCTGATATAAACAGCATCTTTATCCCTGACATCACGCACACGAAACTTAAGTATATCGGATATTCTAAGTCCCGTGTATATGCCAAACATAAACATCACATAATCTCTATCGCTCTTGCCCTTTAGATATTCAGCAATATCCATCACAACATCTAAATCTCTGATAGGCTCAACAGTATTCAACCAACCACCTCCCAACAGTACAATTACCGTTATAAGTGTACGAAAAAAGGAGAAGATATGCATCCTCTCCTTAATCAAAACTACTGTTCCTACTCTTGCGATATTAGCATTATATCACAGAATTGCTTCGTGTGATTCTCATTTTTTTGAAATTTAATAAATTTTTTTATTTCTGCTCATCTATAAACTCACGCATCATCTTGGAAATCTGTGCTGCCTGACTCACTCCAGCCTTCTCACAGGCTTCCTTAAATTCGTCAGCTAACTCTCTTTTTAACTTAAATCCTTTTGTCATATATCCGGCTTTCT